GACATTTGAGAACATTTAAACCTAACTGGTTCAAATTTAATTCCAATTCCGATATTTACATTCATACTTATGACCGAATCGGTTATTGGAGTGCTACTGACTCGGTTAATATGAATACCGATCTTGTCACCGTCGATTCTATACATCAACTCTTTGGCACTTACGCTCAATACATTAGACATATTGTTATTGAAACTGAAAATTCTAAACTACCGATTATTCATAAATTCACCAATCTTATGGAATCTAATAAAGTTCATTATGCTAGACCTTTCAACTTTATAAGTATGCATATGAAGAGGCTTTCCGCCTTAGAATCTTTTTTTGAACAAACTGACCTTCATCAACGTCACTATGATCTTGTCTTTTTATTCAGACCCGATTTCCCTTTCTATTGTTATGACATAATAGAACCCTCTCTCGTATCGAATGGTCTCGTTTATATCGAAGGTCATCATAATTATAACAACCGTCCTGATTGGTTTAGTGACTTTTTCATTATCGCCAATATGGAACAATTATCCTATTTGAAGCTTAATTATATCGACAGTTTTCATCGCTATATTTCTGATTATAAAGGACAATTTGACCCTCATTCATACTTTCATTTTTTGGTCACTACGTATTTTAAATATAAATTCATCAACTGTGGGGGTAATCACAAATTAATGAACACCCCAAATGGTTACTGTAAGCCTTAAATTCCATCATGTATTTTGCCGTAATAAGAACAAGAATAAACTAATCACTATATTCATAATAGGTCATAGTCGTCAAATAGTATAATACTATTTTACGAGTGCTTTTACATAATCAAAAAGATGAACATAAAATTAAAATACTAATATTATATATAATGCCGAAGTCCCGTCAAAGTCAATCTGGTGCTAGCCGCCGCAGCCGCAGCCGTAAATCCTCAACTGCTGCCCGCCGCCGCGTCAAATCCGCCTCTGCTTCCCGTCGTCGTACTCACCGGTCCCGCCGCCACCTTCAAAGTGGTGGATGAGGTCAGGCCCCCCCTGTTGCGAATTAAATATATTCAAAAATGAAACTTTATACGTATTGTTGTGACGACACATTTATAAACCGAACCAACGGTGGAATGTGATTCTGATTTAATACGTTATGATGGTTCTCCCATGTTTAGAATATTTAGTATTGGTATATTATAAGATTGTAACAATGTTATAATATGATAAAGGTATCGACGTCAGCTCGTAATATAAAAACAAGTAAACTGAATAAACGTTTGGTTACAAATAAACCGAAATTTAACCCGAAAGTAAAGAGATCCATGCGTAAAAAAAATAAACCGGAAAATAAAAATAAACCGGAAAATAAAAATAAACCGGAAAATAAAAATAAAGCGAATGGAGATTTGGATGAAAAAGGCAATCCATTCCCTATCGAAGACTCAGAAGGAGGTAGCGATCCAGTATGTCCTCCCGGATTTAAAATCGATAACGATTTTGACCCTTTCAACGATCCAATAAACCCGCTATTTAGATGTATTCCTGATTTGAAAGAACCGGATGACGGAGTTGCGAATAGTCTAATGAATGAAATGAATCAAGCATCAAATAACAACAACACAATATCTATAAAAAATGAATCTCTTCCAATTCCTGATCATGATGATGTTTCTTCTGGTGGTGGTGGTGGTGGGAGAATGACACGGTCGCGAATGCGGACTCGGCGTCGACAAAGACGTAAAAAATAATTAGTATTATTGTTTGATTTACTCTTACCTTAAAATCCAATATCGTAATCATCATCCACTTTACCAAGCCGCACCTTCTTCACATTATCCACACATGATTGTATCGCCAGTTTCGGAATACCACACTTATCCGTATCAAGCCCAACCGACGAATTCGCCTTGAACGCCTCATCAATCTCTTCATTCGTATCTGTATGACGATACTCTACAGCTTCTTGTTTCATCATCTCGTCGATATTCACGAGCACCTGAAACGCACTCGTTCCATAATACCCTTCTTGACCACACATGACATTCGCTGAAATGCCGCGCATCGGGTCCAATTCAGCATGACGCGCCGCCTTCAAGAACATCTCCGGCGTTTCTTCAAATGACGCTTTTGCGATCGGTCCAATATCGTCGCTATTGATTCCGTGACGAAAGATCGAGATCATCGAAGACGATACGGTCATACGATCACATAATAGAGCTAGATGATGATAATTAATCGGCGAGTCATCAAATACTTCAACTAGTTCATTATAAATCGCTTGACGAGCAGCTTCAATTCCAAAAACGCGATACACTTCTTGTATATCGTTACTTACGGTGCGTGTTGCGTCGATATAATCGAGACCGAGCATGTGAATTAGATTTGTTCCCGTTGTATCCAATACCCAACTATCTTTCTTTGTATAAACCCCATCCGATTTTACAAGTGTATTCTTTATGACACGAAGCATTACTTTCTTGATTCCTTTTACACCACGAAGCACAATATTATTCAAGAGTTGGTCTTGGAATGACTTAATCATATAAATATGATCTGACTGATCCAGCGGATTTTGTTTGTGCCCCGCACCACCGCCTCCGCCCGACTTTTTGGTCTGCGCGATATTCTCCATTCGAAGTCGAAATACCAAGTTGTCATCATTATAGTCCGAAAATGCGCAGCTTACTTCATAACCATAACTATTCTTAATCGCGAAGTGAATATCATCCATCGTGAGTTTCTTGTCCAACATCGCCTCTGGGTCAATCTTGATTCGGATGATCCATTTGGATTTCGTCGATGCTCCCCCTCCTGCCGCCATCGCCGTCGCCGTCGCCGCCCCACCAGCACCGCCACCCCCCGATGGAACGTCAGGAACACCCGATGTGCCCGCAATCTCAGAGTCACGCACACACTCTTCAATCAACTTTTCAAACTCTTGATATTGTGTCATCACCGCACGGTCTTGTTCAACGAGAGTATTCAAATCATCCGGATCAAAGCATACCTCGATACTATCTACGACTTCAGCCAATTTGGTATGTTCGATCAACGGAATAAACTCTTGAACACGTTCCGGTGTCGACCCATCATCTTCCTTGAAATACACAGTAATCGACGGATTCTTCGGATTCTCAGAGAGTGACAAGATTTCCTCGATACGCGGCACACCACGCGTCGCATTCGATTTCGACGCAACACCAGCAGAATGAAATGTGTTCAGCGTAAGCTGTGTTGTAGGCTCACCGATACTCTGGGCGCTCACCATACCCACCATCTCACCCGGAGCAACAATCGAGCGTTTATATTGAAGATTAATCATACTGATGAGAATCGATAGAGCACTCCGGTTGAAGCGTTTTACCAATAATAACTCCTTCGGCGACAGATAGTAATAATACATGACCTTGAAGAGAAGTGTGGGTGGAGCATAATATATGTTTTCGATCTGGCGATATCCTGCTGAAATCATATCCATCGCTTCCAACGGCGTGAGATCCACCATCGAATTCTGGTTGATTTGTTGCTGTGCTTGGACATTATTGATAATATGTGTAAATGACACCGGCATCTGAACATTCTTATTATCCATACGATGAAACACGCGTTCGATAATGAGGTCACGCATCTCAATCATATTGTCGATCGTTTCACGGATTTTCTTCATGGTCGCCGCCTTCTCCTTCTTCATCTTCGCATAAGCTGTCTTCGTGAATGCGGTCGCCGCACTTTCTTGCGTATCGCTAGAATTATCAAGTGGGATATGGAAATGGGCGTAGATTTCATCGAGACTCATCGCAACAAGTGGGAGGGACTGGTTTTCCACTTTAATGGTGTCGATACCATCATCACCATATGCGAACTGAATAATACGCTGCTTACCGTTACGGACGGTCATATCGTATTCGACTTTGAGATCTTCCATGCCTTTGATGAGACGGCGCTGAATATATCCAGTGGTGCTGGTATCGCGAACTTGAAGACCATTCGCTAGACCGAAGTTGAGTGTCTTGGGGATGGTCAAGTCATACATCTTCGGATGAAGAGCCGGATCAACTATCGTCATTTCTACGATTTCGTCTAGGATTACGTCGTTGAGGGTGCGAACCTTGTCGAGTTTATCTGTCCAAACGATTGATTTCATTTTACGATTTTTCTCTGCGTGGAGAAGAGTGATTTGCTCGGAAAATCTTTGTCCATTAGAAGCGCGGATGGATAAACGATACGCCGGTTTGATATTCTTTGTTCCAAAATTGTTTTTAGTGAGTTGAGACTTTGATATCTTTGCGAAAACACCCAATCTAGAACACAGAAACGCGATATCTTCAGTCAGTCGTTCGCTACAAGATGAAGAATTGATTGAATTAGGCGAAACGTAACCATCTCCTGAAATATAACCGCTCAATATACCCTTAACAAATTCAAGGTTTGAAACATATGCTTCGTTTGGAATGTGCTTGTGTTCGGCTCCATGTCCCACAAGCTTTGTGATAAACTCTGCCATGATGGAAGAAGCTCCTACTACTGTTGTGGTTGTGCCATTGGCTTTATTTATCCTAGATTTTTCAATATATTTGATATTAAATTTAGAGAACCAACCTTTTACAAAATCCCTTATCGTTTCATCATTATTTGTGATAGTAATTGTTGATTTGTTAATATTTCCTTCTGCGATAAATAATCCAACAAACATACCATTCTCAAAGTTCATTTCAAAGGTTTCCGGAATAATTGCGTGCTGTCTGCTTCCGTTATATGAATATACCCCGTCGTGTGAGATATTTTCAATATTTGAACGAACAACTGCTCGTTGAAGACGAGCCTTGCTAGGATAGGGAAGAACGAATGTTTTGTTATTATTTTCATTCCACCAGTTGGTCGGAATCTTCGCTCTATCATCACCCATTGCTTCTTTCATTAAAGTAACTGCCTTACGCATTTCAGAACCATATACATATTTGTTCTTTGGCAGGTATTTTTCGATTGGTATCGCCATAATCGAAGATTCACCATCCACGCTGTAATCACACACATTCTTCGCAACTGGAACAAAGTCACCTACTTTGATTTCCTCTGTGTATTTCTCGCGAAACTGTTGAAGCTCTTCATTCCAAACAAGAAGCGACTTGTTTGCTGTAACTGTAACATAACGACCTGCCTTTGTCTTGATTTTGAATAACTTCTCACCAGGATCGTGACGTGTGACCGCTGTGATCGTCTCCCATGATACATTTCCATCATAATCCATCGTAACAATTTTAATGGGGTGTGACAACTCCAAGTATTCCATATTTTGCTCAGTCATATACTGAATCTTATTGTCGCTACCGCTTGTTATCTTATGGTTATCCAAGTGTGCGTCAATCCACTCGCCAATCTTCACGTATTTGGGTGCTTCATTTTCAACGACAATAATAGGTGTTTCCCATGTAACTGACTTAACTGCCGTATCAATCAGACCAATTCGACCACCCATCGCGTGGAAGAACAACTCCTCCGGCGACAATCCTGAAATAAACGAGCTCTCGATGAATCCACGTGCCAACGGTCCGTCATCAAACTTGTTGAAATGCGGCAACGTCCTGCTATCAAACCCGTATGAAATACGCTTGCCTTCAATCGCCTGTTGTCCCAAACACGAAATCATCTGCGATATATTGAGGTCACTTCCTTTCGATCCTGAAAGCACCAACCCGACAAAACGGTTCGCCGCATTCAAACTATTGATACCGATTTTACCCGCGTCGTTCGTAGCAGTATTCAAGATATTCGAGACTTTCGCTTCAAACTCTGCTTCATTCGACTTACCAGTCTTATTCTCAAAGATTCCCAGATGAACTTGATCGATCAAATTCTTCACCTCGGTCTTCTTCTTCGTGATGACATCCGCAATTTGGGTATTGGTCGCTTTATTCGCAATCAAGTCGCTGATTCCAACACTATATGCGTGCGACTTCATGTATTCCGTAATGATATTCTGAAGACCATCGATGAAGTCAGCAGCGGCGATGTTTCCAAAATCATTACACACGCGCTGAATCAAACCCACGCCGCCGCTACCAAGTACGGCTTTGTCAATTTGACCGCGCATCATCCGCCCGTTCCGGATTTCAACCACGTTGTTTGACGTAGCATAGTCTTCCTTCGGATTCTTCTCGCCGAATGCCTTCTTCTTGTATTTCAACGTAAGTGGCGGCAAAATCTGCGACAATACATCGAAGTTGCTGATATCTTCGCCGCTCTTGAACACGGTTTCATTCACGCGAGGGTATGCCGCGAGCAAGTTCATCGCCTCTCTCGGCGTAAATTTGATATTTTCCCGCGTGAATAAGTAGGACCCAATCAACGAGTCTTGGAAGACACCGATAATCGAGTTATTGTTTGCCGGACTGATGAGTTGGTAGGGAACTGCGGCCAAGTGGCGCAACTCGATCTCGGACTCATCGTCCTGTGGCATGTGAAGGTTCATTTCATCTCCCGATGAATATCCTCAAGGTTTCCCAAGAGGCTGGACTGTATCATAGACGCGCTCAGAATGGCTAGTTCATCATCGCACACCAACACCGGTTCAGTCTCTGAGTGCCCTCCATAGTCTGCCATTCGACCGTAGGAAGTAACACTGCTGATTGCCCAATCCTTTACATTATTACCGTTGGGTTCGTCAATTAAACGAGTTCCTCGCAGACGTTTCCGTCCGAGAGTGGTAGTAAAGGCTCTAAGGGGTTTCCAGCAACAAGGTGTTTCGCCAAAAGTTGTTTTTTCAAGCTATATATGAATTCAACGGCCATATTCTTACTTTCTTCTAAAGTTATATGAACTCCGCCAAAATCAGTTTTTATTTTATTAATATAGACATACCAACCATACTGAATGTTATACCGGTTCAAAGGCTTTATCATATCATCAACATTATCTTTGAATGAAGACAACTGAATATCCTTGAAACGAATATATTTTGTATCTCTGTAATGATTAATTAACCCATCGGACACTCTTTTTCTACTTTCATCTGAATGTGTAAAATCTGATTGTCCTCCAATTTTTAGGTTATAACCATACGGAAATATACTTTTGTTTGAAATTATGTGATATTTTTCTCTTTCGTTGGCATTTTCAACATCACAATATTCTAAAATAACTATCGTAAAATCGTTCTTACCGTATTTACGAATAGCATTATTCAAATAATGTGATTGATGTTTTTTGGTTGAAAATGCTTCCGATATATGAGTTTTAAACCGCCCAATATGACCGTATGGTCGATATTTGTTATGGTTCAATATGTGAGATACTGCTTGACCTACATAAACCTTATCTGTGGTTTTGTTTTGTATCTTGTAAATCTCACAATATCTTTTTGATGAATCACATAAAATTTCATTTGACAAATGTATGTTTGGATGGTAGCAGGTCATTATTAATATAATATATATAACTAACTTTAACAACTTTTGACTAGGAGGTAACACGCTTTTCACGCCTCCTGTTTCCGACAGAGATGTTTATCGAAATCCGCATTATAAGGTTTCGTACAACCCACATTCATACGAAACGTATCACCTTGATACATCACCCGCGCAATATGACACATCATGCTCATCCTATGAAGTGTAGGCTGACGATTGAACAAGATCGCATCACCATCCATCATGTGTCGATGAACGATGTCGCCGTTGTTCAGCATAATGTTTGCGCGGTCTGCATAACGAAGCGAAATGGATTCGCCAGTCTTCCGCTCCAAAATCTTCGCGCCAGGATACTCATCCGGACCCGCGCGAACCAACCGAAGCAGGAACTTTTTATTCCGGTCATTTACGACAACCGGTTTCGTGATATTCTTTGCGATCTTCAACGGGACACCAAGTTCGCGAATCGACAAGTTCGGATCAGGTGTAATGACAGAACGCGCCGAAAAATCCACACGTTTTCCCATCAAATTTCCACGAACACGACCAGTCTTCCCATTTAACCGTTCTTGAATCGACTTCAGGGGGCGACCTGACCGCTGCGCAACCGGAGCACAACCCGGTATATTATTATTCACTTGTGTGGCGACATAATACTGGAGCATCATATGCCAACCATCGATCACGTTCGCCGGAGCATTCTCGTTGATTTTGTCTTGGAGTGTCGTATTCGCCTTGATAATATTCACGATGATGTGCGTAATGTCGTCCTCACTCCTCTGCGAGCCATCCATCTTCACAGACGGACGAACCGCCGGTGGTGGAATCGCGAGGACCTGACACACCATCCAGTCTGGTCGCGAAAACACAGGACTAAATCCCATAAATTCGATGTCCTCATCGCTGATTCTACGAAAGATTTTAATCACGATCTCGGGTGTCAGTTTCATGGAAAGCGAACCATCCTTGTCCGCTTCTGTTGCGCTCCCCGCTATGCTCGTTTGCGTCGTCTCTTCTAAAATTCCCTTGACGTTGTCCCATTCCGCATATATTTTACCCAAACCGGCTTTCATCGTAATACGGGTGGGTTGAAGGCAACCGCATCCGGTCTCTGTATCTTCTCCACACCTCTTGATCTTGCTCGCAATACGGAATACTTGAGACCACCTTTCATCTGCTGGCAACGAAAGGAACTGCTTGTTGGCGCTTTTGCTCATTCGAAGAGCACTGCATTTGATACATACGCAGCGTAAAATCTTGACAATCGTTCCTAGATATTGATAATAAAACACCGGACGCGCGAGTTTAATATGTCCAAAATAACCAGGACATTTCATATAATCCAATCCATCAGTAGGACAAATCACACCAGGGTCGATCGGTCCCATCCTCGGATCAAATAAACCACCAATAACTGGCTTATTATTCACATACGTTTCACGATTGGTAATCTCGGCAACAGAACCTTTAAATATTTCCTCCGGCGACATAATACTAAATTGAATGCCGATGATTTTCGAAACAGGAATATTTGTAGTTGATGATGCCATTTTTTGAAACCGTTGGTGTTTGGTCTTCTTATATACCTACTATAATATTTAGATTGTTTTCAATTTTGTTGAATATCGATTTTTTGAATGATAAATTTCAGGATGACACGTCCAAAAAAATTGAAATCGTTTTTTGGATGTGTCATGAATCTCAATCGATCATAAATCACACGAACGAATGTCACCATTTACCATCAAGAAGAATAGGAATAATCTCTTCCGTATTATTGGAGGCGGCGTTGCCAAGCCTACCTACAAGAAACACCGCGATGATGATGACAAAAAAGGATTCCCTGAATCTGACGACGACAACAATACTGGTTCAACAACCGGGTCAGGGTCTGAATCTGAAGGAGGAGAGTCGTCGTCGTCGTCGTCGTCGGTTTCAATCCAGCAACAACGTGGACGACGCGTTGCTCTGAAAACCGGAAAACATACTACAAAAAAAACCAAAGCCGCTGCTGCGAATATGGTGGTTGGAAAAATCGCGGAAGCTCTTGCCTCGTCTGTGATTGCTGCCGCGATTGTTGGCAAAAAAGACAAAAAGAGCAGTAGCAGCGGCAAATCCAAGCACCACCACCGCCACCGCCGTAATGAAGACGAAGAAGACGAAGAAGAAATTTACGAGGATGAAGAAGAGAGCGAGACCCAAAGCGAGAGCAGCAAAGAAGAAGAGAGCGGCAGCAGCGATCAAGACGACACCGATAGTCAAGAAAATAGCGACGACGACGACGATAGCGATAGCGATTACGACGACGAAGAAGAAGAAGAAGAAGACAGCGACGACGAAGATGATGATGACTACTTCAGCGATGACGACGACAGCGACAGCGACGACGACAGCGACAATAGCAGCGAAGCTGAAATCGCCCGTCATAAGAAACATCAGAAGGAGATGGAACAAAGATGTGAAAAGAACCAAAAGAAACTCGCCGACATCAAAGAAACGATTCATTCACTTACAACCACGATGTCTGGCAATACGTCTCTCGCCAACAACAAGTTCATGAAGAAGCAGCTTGAAGAGATGAAACAAAAGCAAAAGGATATCGAACGCCATCTTCGAAACGATGAAAAGAAGCGCGACAAGCTGAATGTCAAGGAATTCAAAACACTTCTCAGAAAGAAGAATTCCACGAATGATCTTCGCTATTTCCGCCGGCACATGACACCCGAACAGCAGCAAAAAGTCATCACCGACTTGAAACAGATCCACGCGGTAAGTATCATCCAGAAACCATACCGACTTTCCCTTCTGGAAACCGATATTCCAATCGCTTTCAAGGCCATCGCCATGAGAAAGATCAATTCGCTGCGTCACATGGAGCCGGGTTGCGGTGAGTATTACAAGGTGAAGAACTGGGTGGAAACCTTCATGAAGATTCCGTTTGGCCGCACCAAGAACCTGCCTCTCACGATCGAAGACGGACTTCAGCGTTGTAGCGAGTTTATGGAGGCGTCAAAAACAACACTCGACGACGCAGTCTATGGTCTCAACGATGCGAAGCTTCAGATCATGCAGATGGTCGGTCAGTGGATTTCCAATCCGTCGGCGATGGGTACTGCAATCGCGATCCAAGGCCCGATGGGAACCGGCAAGACCTCCCTCGTGAAGGAAGGTATCAGCAAGATCCTCGGCCGCGACTTCGCATTCATCCCGCTTGGTGGTGCGACAGATAGCAGCTTCTTGGAAGGTCACTCTTATACGTATGAAGGCAGCACGTGGGGTAAGATCGTCGAAATCATCATTCAGTGCGGTTCCATGAATCCAGTTATCTACTTCGATGAACTTGACAAAATCAGCGAGACCGCCAAAGGTGAAGAAATCGTCGGTATCCTGACGCATCTTACCGACACGAGTCAAAACTCGCAGTTCCATGACCGTTACTTCGCTGAGATCGACTTTGACCTAAGTAAGTGTCTCTTCATCTTCAGCTACAACGATGAGAGCAAGGTCAATTCAATTCTACTGGACAGAATGTATAGAATTAACACAACTGGCTACAACAAGAAGGACAAGACGCAGATCGCGCAGAAATATCTGATCCCCAAGATTTGCGCACAGGTTGGATTTCGTGAAGGCGAAATCGTGATTCCAGACTCGATCGTTGAGCATATCGTCGAAAATTATACCGAAGGAGAACAAGGTGTTCGTAATTTAAAACGATGCTTGGAAGTTACCCATCGCAAGTTGAACTTGTATCGTCTCATCAAGCCGGACACGCCACTCTTTGAAAAGGATATGTCGTTGAAGGTGACGTTCCCGTTCTCAGTTACAAACGAGGTTGTGGATAAGCTGGTGAAGCAAGCCAACGACGACAAGCGCGTGAATTTGAATTTGTATTTATAAAAAGTGGTCGTCTCGTAAGTAGTATAAAAATACAGTTAAAGATATTTTTTTTATATAACTAAACATAAATCATTACATACCTAAGTCATGTCAACCGTAACACCTATTCGTGTATTCTTTAATAAGTTCTGGCCGGGATTCAAAGAAAAAACAGATATCATGGACTGTACATTTTTTGTTAAATTGTTAGAGCGAACATACAACGCACCAATTCATGTATCTTCAACACCGGATGATGCTACGGTATTGGTGGAATCGATTTTCGGGAATTACTCCTATCTGAATTACAAAAAATGGCGCGCAACAATATTATATACAGGTGAGTCAGACTACGCGACTACGCAAAATATCGATAAATATGACTGTGTATTAGGTTTTGAAGACACCCACGCAAATTTCGTGAAATGTCCATTCTTCGTTATTTTTCTTGTTACAAATTCAGCGATTATGAAAGAGATTGAAAACACCGAGAGACCCCAACCCATACATGAGGATATCCCGCCGAATCATGCTTCAATTATTCTATCAAATGGGAATCATGGTAAGACGCGTTTAGATTTCTATGATACTATAAAAAATAAAATGCCAGTATATTCTGGAGGCAAATTCGATAATAATATCGGGTTTGTTGTTCCAGGGAGTTATAACTCGAACGATATGATAGATTTTTACAGAAGAGGTAAATTCGCAATTACGATGGAAAACGCAGACAAGCCGTATTATGTTACAGAGAAGTTAGTGAACGGAATACGTGCTGGAGTTATTCCAATTTATTGGGGTTCTTCACATGTTACTGAATTTTTTAACCCTCGTCGTTTTTTCCATCTGTGTCCAAATCCGACAAAAGACGA